TTATTCTTGTTATGTGCCTTGCGACAATAAGTTCGTTTTGTTCCTGTTGCGACTTTGCAACCTCTAACTTTTTTACAACGGTTAGGCGTTGATGTACGTACTCCTTTACAAATACTGGTGGGCATTATACATTATAATTTTATTTTGTCCCATTTTACATGTCCGAAGGTGTAAATTGGGTTGAAAGTAACAGTAATGAACCCGTTGCTGTTAAATTCTTCATAAATGCGTAATACTGACCACCTTTGGGTGGGAAATGATAAATAAGTGTTGCTAAAATAGTAAATACAGCTAATCCAATACTTGAATAATAAGCATATTCATTATATGTATTTGTGTATAGAGAGAACATAATGATAATTGGAGCAACTATTTCCAATACACCTTCGGACATTTAAAATGGGACAAAATCCCAAAATAAAACCAAAAATGTAAATCAATAGTAGGAGTTTCACCTACGATGGTCTAACTTTTTCCACTTCTACTTTAGTATTGGAAGTGGTGAAAGACGAAATATGAAAACACGCAGGGCGTTCTTGTCTATCAATCCAGCATTTTGTAATATTCATTATGTTGATTGCTGAATTAGCGTCTCTTGTTCTAAATACGGTTTGTTTGACTTGGGGTCTCACGCATCCAGAACATACTAAAAGACGGAACTGCTTGTTTCCATTACTATGCTTGTAATAAGATAAATCATTATTACATTCACAGCATTTTTTACTTGTATTACATTCGTTTATGGTAATTGTATCATATTTCTTGTGGATTTGCTTTCGTAATCCTTTATTGAGTGTAGGCATAAAATGCTTCATTTGAGTGCTTCTACTCCAATTTCCATAACCAATTAGGATATTTTCACCAAAGGTTTCCTTGATTTTATTGAGGAACTTATCCATACTTTTCTTACCATAACTATATTGTCTAAACTTCATTTTCCTCCAAACATCACGCTTGTAAAACTCGGTTGTTTCTTTATTCAGTTTATCCTTCTCCACTAAATACTCTTTGAACTTTTCATAATCAACCGATTTGCTATTTTGAAATGATAAATGGGTTTCTTTTTCTATGATATTGTTTCGTTTCTTTTCTTCCAATAATATTCGTTGGTTTGTTTTTGCTTTGCTTTCTCGCTTTCTTTGAGGTGCTGTGTATTGGAGTTTGTTTCCTTTGTCGTCCATCATATATACCAGACTGCGTTTTCCAGGGTCGCAACCTACAATATTACGAGGTTCAACTTCTTTGAGTTGTTCTATGGATAAATCTTCTATGTTATGAAAATCTTGTTCTTGTAAAGTAGGAACTCTGCTTCCCCATTTCTTATCTTTCAAATCTTTACGAATAAATAATAAGGAACAACTAATTCCATCTGTTTGTAATTGGTAATGAAATTGGTAGAACTTGCTTTTGAATGTTTTATGTTGTAGGTTCAATAGATTATTCCATATATCGTATTGATTTTCCTTTACCTTCTTTAACAACTCACCCTTCTTTGCGTTTTCAGGACAGAATAAACTGATGATACACGCAGTATCCAATATGATATGCTTGGGAATAATGTTATTGCGAAGTGGTAAAGGTTGAAATAATTTGTGTTCTTCCTTTTCTAATACGGCGTTCATGTACAACATACCTTTCAAATAATCAAATGGTTTCACTTTCATATCATAATGAACTGATTTCTTTATGTTTGTAGGAAGGATATTCGGTAAATGAGTGTTTTTCCATTCATCAAACATCGTATCTGTTTCATCGCTACATTCTAATACGAGTTTCTTGAACTTGAATATAACTGCTTTATCTTCCGTTATGTTTGATGTGGTTTTATTGATGAACCGAAGGAAATGTTGAATAAAGTGTTCTTGTGTGTTGTTAGATAAGGAAGTATGTAGTTGCGTTGCTAAATAAGGAAGTAGATGTGGTTTGTTTTTCAAAGATGTTTTTTCGTGATTAAGTAAAGGTTGATATTCTTTATCATAAAACTCTTGTAATGTTTCTAAAAGGTCAGTATCCTTGCTTTGTATTCCACGCTTATCACGTATACCTAATGTCTTGATACAATAAAGAATAAACTTCTCATTTATTTCAGGTAAAGGTTGATTGTCATTATAACATTTCAACACATACAATCTGATAAATTGGTAAGAGTGTATCATCAAGTCATTCATTTCAAAAACCAAATTGGTAATAATTGGTTGAACTTCTTTGTGGTTATGTAATACAGAATTGAGTGTGGTTTTTATAGTAGTGTAAGCAGACTTATCTGTGGAACGAAACTCTTGGAAAGTGTCCTTCTTTTTCTTTTTCACCATTCTATATATTTACTAAATATTTTATTTTTAAGTGATTAATACTAATTAATTAATTAATTATTCCTAAATATTCTCAGTATTTTGTTTTTCTTCTATTTCTTTTTGGAGTTTTTCTTTTCTTTTCAAATATGCGCATTGGTTATATAGTTTAACTTGCTCTGGCGTTGGTTTATAATTTGTTTTCTTCTTATACTCACTTACACGATGTTTATGGATGTCTTTATGTTTTTCGTAATACACTTTATTACTTGCTGGTGCTGTATATTTTTTGAGATGCTCTTTGGTTGCTTCCAGTTCCTCTTTTAGTTTAGCATTCTCTTCCAATATTTCTTTTATTTTTTCTTCATTCATTATGATATTGTATATAATAAAAACATATTTATATCTTTTTATTATATTTTGTCCCATTTTAAATGTCCGAAGGTGTAAAACAACTCCTGATATAGCTAAATTATAAAAAATACTAGGTAATTTTGAAAAAAAAAACAACTCTTGGAACCCATTTACCGTATCAGAAAAATGTATAGCTTTATTGATGCCTGATAAAAAATACATTAGTAAAATCAAAAATGCGTAAAATAGAATCTTCATCTTATACAAACTCATAATATTTTTTATCCTAATGCCTATTATTTTTGTTGTCGTTTTAGAATCCGACTTTTGATGGTGTAATTATACATTTCACAAAAGTCTTTTACAGAAATCTGTTTTTCAGTACCATTGCCAATACAACTCTGTGTAACTTTGACTGAAACCTCGTCTGGGTCATAATCCCATTTGCATCGGAAGTCTTCTTCGTCATCTTCATTATCAAAATGAACAATCTCATTCTGATAATCAATCGTACCATTATATTGAGTGATACGTTCTCGCCAAATGGGACTGAATGATGCGTAATATAACCATTTTATACGGAATGCTTCCAATGGATTCTCATACGTTATTGTACACAATAGTTTATTGAATTTTTTATGTATTGGATATTTTATAGCGTGTTCTAATAAGTGATATCGTTTGACTTTATCATCAACTTGATATATATTGTATTTTTGAATATAATCCGGTGTTAATTTGACAATAAAAGGAGGAAGAGCCGGTTTAGTGTTATTTTTTGGTACAATATTAACATTAAGATATGTCCGTGCGAACTGAATTAGACAATAAGGTCGTAATGTCAATGTATAAATAATAGAACCAATATCTGTATTTGTTTCTGAATTAGACCCTATTTCTAACCATTTTTTATATTTTTCTTTGATCAGGTTCTCTAATGATGGATTTGAACTTTGATATAATGTTTCATAAATGAGTATGATGTATTCATAGACTTCTTCTTCAAAGCCTGAATAATATAATTCATATGTCCAATATAATGCTTCGTCTGGATTTTTGTTTATTAATGCGATAAATAATGATTGTTTTACTTCAATCATTTGGTATAAATACCGAGTTAATGCGAGTGATACCTTATAATCAATTGTGTTAGTTTCCATACTGAGTATTGTTTTTGTGATTGAATTCTAATCAGAATAAAAATCAATTTTGTAAATTTACAATTGCAAATAGAAATAAGCAGATAGTAAAACACAAATAAATAGGAAATTCATTTTAGGATAAAATCTGTACTAAATATAAATATGGTACCAAAGACAAAAAAGTCAAAAACTACAAAACGACAAAAAGGAGGTATGCGTAAAACAATAAAGCGTAGAAGTAAATTAACAAAATCAACCTATACAAATAAGTCAAAATCACATTTGGTGCGTGTATTTTTAGAAATATTGAATATGGTAAAATTATATCACTGGAAAACTCATTCCTATTCACAACATAAGGCTACTGACGAATTATATGCAAATTTGAATGAAGATGTAGATAAATTTGTTGAAGTGTTATTGGGAAAAGACCCAAAACGTATCAAAATGATAGAAAAAAAGATAGATCTAATAGATCCATCTAATGTAAATGATTTCAAAGCAAGAATTTATGAGTATAGAGAGTTTTTAACAGATATGAATATATATTTTAATGATAAAACAGATATGGACATATTGGCGATACGTGATGATTTATTAATTGACATAAACCAATTTTTATATTTAATGACACTCAACAAATAGGAAGTTATTATTGGCTTTATTTGTATATTGATTGAGCATACCTTTTAAGGAAGGCATTGCATTAATATCTTGTGGATATTTCCCACTAATTTCAAATAAACGCATGGCATTCAATCTCATACGTTTATTCATTATATCTAACCGTTGTTTATATATTTTTTTCCAAGTTCGCTGAACTATACGTAACCAATGCGTTTTCACAATAGATGTGTATGTACTATCTTCTAATATAGAGAGTTGCATAATATCTATTTCAGGGTTACGAATTTTGAATATGCTATATAACTGTAAATAAGACAATATATACGCGGGTTGATGTTTAAAATATGTTTCAGGACGAATAGCATTTGCAAATAGTATTGTATTGTTATTTGGTTGACGTTTACACAATCCAAGATAATAATGATTATTTTGTTTTTCTGTGTCTAAAAAGTCACATTCATCCCGGAAAATATCATCAATGACATATTCGTTTTCTAATTCATCATCACTTACCATATTATCGTCGTCACTATCTGCTGCAATTATTATTGAGTTATCATCGTTTTCAGATGAACTGATTGAAACATTAGAATAGATACTGGATGATTGACTTGAACCAGTATATATGTAGTCTTCAATAACAATTTCATCATCATCCTCTAATGTACCAAACGATATAAACGAATTTCTATTGCTGTTCATTGTAATAAAGTGTCATAAACGGGAGTTTAATTTACAATGATATTAGAATATATATCCAGTTCAATTTTTTATCTTATCAAAATATAAAGAAGGTAATGTCATCAATTGAAGATGAAAATATAACACCAAATACACCTACGGTGACAACAGTACCTTTGGCACCAACGCCTCCACCAAGTGCTCCTACTGCTGGTTTATCAGAAGATACACCTAAGGATAAGGCTGAAAGGGCTCAACATCCTGTACAATATTACGTGAAGGTGAGCTTTATGATAACCTATATCTTACTTTTGACGACTGCAACAATCATTTTTATAGAAGCTATGCGAACAAAAGACCCTACAATCAGACACATATTGAATTTAGAAACATGTATATCCATTATTGCCGGATATTTTTATTCGTTATTTTTAAGTCAGATTGATAATTATTCTACCAAAAACATGCCAATTGACTGGAAGGAAATTTCAAAAACAAGATACATTGATTGGTCAATTACAACGCCATTCATGTTATTAGCGTTATGTGCTGCGCTTGCTAAAAATATCGGGACAACAGTCAATATCAAAGTAATTAGTTTGGTAGTTATATTGAATTATGTGATGCTCGGTCTTGGTTATTTGGGAGAAGTTGACGTAATGAACAGATTGACTTCTGTTATTAGTGGGTTCATAGCATTTATAGGAATGTTCTACGTAATATTTATTAATTTCATTAAACCAAAGTTTTCTTACGCAAATAACGTTATTTACTATTTATATCTCGGTATATGGTCGTTATATGGCGTAGTGTTCATGCTCGGAGAAGAATACAAAAATATTCTTACTAATGTACTGGATAGTATAGCTAAGTGTGGAATTGGACTAGGCTTATGGTTATATTATTCAAACATAGTTACTGTGTAACATAAGTATTTGATTACACAAACATCAAAATATTACAATCATGTATATTGTAATATTCAAAGGTACAAAATTTATTGTTTTTACACATATAAGCTTTGGGATGTCGTCACATACTTTAAAACTAACCCATTAATTTGATTTAATTTATGTTGTAATTCAATATTGTTAGCAACTTGACTAATATTTATAAATTCATTTGAAATGGTAACAATTTTCAGCATTGATTTTGTAAAATCACCAATGGATATAGATTTTGAAGCGACTTCATTTTGAATAAATGATTTACATTCAGTTTCAGTATTACATTGACACCAACTCATAGAAAAATCAATAATATCAAAGCATAATGAATCTTCATATTTAATACCAGTATTTACTTCCAAATCCATCTCTTGGTCATGATAAGATAAATACAACTTTTCAATAGCTTTGATTTTAGTGTTAAGGAATGTATCATTGGAACTAGCACTGCTTGTTCGCATATCACTTGGTAATTTAATATCAGTAAAACACGAAAACAGACCGACTAATTGAATTGGTGTAAAATCTTCAAAATAATTCCATTCTACCATTTTTTGAACAAGTGGAAGAGAATGAATTTCGGCAACATTGGACGAAAATGTCCCGATATCAGTAAGTGTATAATAATTATCTTGACCCGGATCAGTGTGTTCTTCAATAAACCCGTTGTTCAATAAAATGTTACAAACCTTGGTTGTTTGATCTTGTAAATACTGTTGTGTATGGTCATATGAACTACGCAAGTTTTCTAATTCCATTTCCATTTCAGATAATTTACTGATAACTCCAATATCGGATTTGATATGTTTATAATCATATTCTATTGCACGTAAATCTCGGTCAGCTTGACGTTGTTTTTTGTTCGTTGAAGTTTTATACAACATTTGTAGATCGTTATATTTATCACAAATATCTCTCGGAGTTCGTAATACAGATAGTCCGGTAGTTTTCTGTGATATTTGATCTTTTAGTTGAGTAATAGTATCAAGCATTGCTTGTGAAGAACTTGTTATTTCAGTTTGTACCATACTCTTGTGTGAAAACTGATGAAAATTTGATGTCTGCCCATTTTTAAGAAGATTAAAAATCAATGGATACGATATACGGAATTTGGAAATAAGCTTCTGAGGTTTACCACCCAGCATAGTTTTGTATTCGCTTAACATTGGTGTATGAAATAGATTGTTACAATGCACTACGTGACCAACAGTATCAATACCGCGTCTCCCTGCACGTCCCGCCATTTGAGTATATTCGTGTGCCATTAAATATCTGTCAAAATTACCATCAAACTTGGTAATGCCAGTGAAAACAGCAGTTTTAATAGGACAATCAAGACCTATTGCAAATGATTCAGTTGCAAACAACAATTTAATATAACGTTTTGAAATCATAAGTTCAACAATCTCACGTAAAATAGGTATCATTCCAGAATGATGAATACCAATACCCTTTTCCAATAGGGAAACTAATTGATTATATTCAGGTAGTTCAAGATATTCGGTGTAATTAGGTAATTTGCGTACAATCTGTTCACATTCATTACGAACAGTATAAGAAACTTTACTATCGTCTTCGTTCAATGGTACTGTAATATCAGCAGCACATTGTTCCACATTTTTTCTGGAAAAAACAAAGCCAATCGCAGGCAACATTTCATTTTCTTTGAGAAACGATGCGAGACGATTAAGTGTATGTTTTCGGTTCATGCGAACTCTATTATCATCAAACAATTTGTTAATTTTAACAATATTTTTATAACCAGTTTCATTGAAAACACCATGTTCGTTTTGGAGAGGAATCAGTTGATTAGTATTATCTTTAATAAATTTTTGTGTTTGTTTGTCTTTGATATGCTTGAACACGGTTTCCGCTGTCGTAATAAATCCATAATGGGACAGGGGAACTACACGATGATGAGTAGACGCCAAATATACACATTTCGCATCGTGAGCATTATCATCTTTTTCACACCATCTAGCAAAGCCTTCTGGGTTATCAATGGTAGCAGAAAGCATAACCATTTGAATATGTCTTGGTAACATCAAAATCGTCTTTTCCCAAGTTTGACCACGTTCAGCATCATTAATATAGTGAACTTCATCAAAAACGACACATCCGAGTTCATTTTGAATATCAATATGGAATTGTAGATTGGTTTGGTCTTGTGATGCAGTATCATTTAACGAAGTAAATAGATAATTCATCAATATTTCAGTGGTCATAATGAGTACATCTGCTTCTGGGTTGGTTTTAATATCACCAGTGAATAACCCAAACGAGATATCAGGGTATTTTTTTGTAAATTCATAGTATTTTTGGTTGGAAAGGGCTTTGATCGGACTTGTATAAATAACTTTTTTACCGAAAGAAGCAAAGTGTTTGATGGCAAATTCAGCAGGAAGTGTTTTGCCCGAGCCAGTATGTGCGGTTACAAGAACATGTTGTTTTTCAACAATCGCTTCAATTGCATATTTTTGGAAATCACTAAGTGGATATGGATACAATTCAAAATGTGTCTCATACTTTGAATTGGACGGATAAGGAGTGTTACAGATTTTTACCATAGTTTTGGTTTACACAATAAAACGTAAAAATGTTTTTATATTATTT